CTGGGGATCCGCAGTTTTCGTATTTTGTCACCTTATTCAAAAGACATACACGCTTTTCTACCGAAGCGGTAGAAATGCCATTTTCCGGTGACAGCGCATTCGGGAGTTCCGTTGAGTGTCGTATACCGACCAATATAGGCGATCTCGTACGAGGGATGACCCTTAAGGTAAAACTTGGCAATTTAACCAGTCACGCGGGAGTTTCATCTCCAAAATATTTTTATAACGTACCACTCGGTAAAAGTATAATAAAGTATGCAGACCTTGTAATCGGCGGTCAGGTCATAGAGAGACTTACAGGGGAGTATATATACATGTACGACCAATTACATAGTAATAAGGATGATGTGAATCAGACCCTTTACTTTATGAATGGTCACAATCAACCACTGACCGTTTCGGATACGTATAACACGTTCTATATTAACCTACCGTTTTACTTCCACAGGAACCCGAGTTTAGCGGTTCCCGTGTGTGCGCTCACAAAACAACTCGTAGAAGTTCGTGTAACGTTCAGGGATGTAGACGACGACGTAACATTTAAATATACAAAACCGGTCTCCGGCGACATGAACGGAATCGTTCAGAGGGATAAAACGACAGAGGGTTCGATCAAAAGCGCTTCGCTCATCACCGATTTCTACTTCATCACAGAGGATGAAAAGAACTTTCTACTCACGCGTCCGATGGAATATGTAATTACCCAGTTACAGAAATCGACCATACAGTTTAAACCAGGAGAGCTGAAGAAATCCGTAATGTTAAATTTTGAAAACCCGGTCAAGGAACTCCTCTTTCTCGCAAAGGAAGAAACCGGATTCAATTTCAATTCGACCCAGGTCACCACACCTGGATCGATTGCACAGCTCGGTCAGACCATAGACGGCGATGACATAAATGATCTCTCAGGTCGTTCGGTAGCCATGTCTTCAGATGGAACCCGGGTAGCCATTGGGGCGGAAGGAGTCGATTCGAACGGGGATAATTCTGGCCACGTTCGCGTGTACGATTTGATTGGATCTACATGGACACAGGTTGGTCAAGATATAGACGGCGAAGCCGAATCCGACTCATCAGGTTCTTCGGTAGCTATGTCTTCAGACGGAACACGTGTAGCCATTGGAGCTATACTAAACGATGGACAATCGGGATCCGTGGGTCACGATTCTGGTCACGTTCGTGTGTATGATTTGATTGGATCTACATGGACACAGGTTGGTCAAGATATAGACGGTGAATTCGGAGACGACGAGTCGGGTTATTCGGTAACCATGTCTTCAGATGGGACCCGAATAGCAGTTGGGGCCCCTACTAACGGTGTCGGTGGGTCGTCCTATGGGCATGTTCGTGTGTATGATTTGATTGGATCTACATGGACACAGGTTGGTCAAGATATAGACGGTGAAAACGCAGGTGATAGATTAGGGGTGTCTGTTGCCATGTCCGCTGATGGATCAAGGGTCGCGATTGGGGCCTATTTGTACGACTCGTATAGAGGACGTGTTGAAATATATGACTATATTGGATCATCGTGGACACTAGTCGGTTCTAGTATACCAGGTGAAGTTGCTAACGACCAATTTGGGTGGTCTGTTGCCATGTCATCGGATGGATCCAGGGTCGCGATTGGAGCTAAATATAACGATGGAGGCCCGAACAATTCCGGACACGTTCGAGTATATCAATATTCCGGATCGCAATGGAATAAAATTGGCCAGGATATAGAAGGCGAAAACAATGGAGGTCAATCTGGGTATTCCGTTGCCATGTCCTCCGATGGGTCTAGGGTCGCTATTGGAGCCCCTTATAACGATGCTGGTCAAGTTCGTGTGTATGATTTGATTGGATCTACATGGACGCAAGCGAAGAAAAATGCGTCCAGTCCCGATATAGATGGTGATGTCGCCGGTGATAGATTTGGGTATTCAATTGCCATGTCCGCGGATGGATCAAGGGTCGCGATTGGAGCCATTTTAAGCGATGTTCCATCCAACTCCGGACACACCCGTGTATTCAATATTACTACTGAGGTTATCGAGATTATATACGAAGACCGCCTTCTAAATACATCTACCGAGTGGACCGCCCAAGCTAACCTCAATGGAGCTTCTGATCAAAGTTTCGCAGACGCGGTGTTGGAAGCTTTCGACCCGTCCGACAATCTGAACGGTGCCATTCGTGGCGGTGTGGATGAATATAATACAAAACGTTCCGACCATAGAGCACTCAAGAATATCAAGCTTGAGTGTAACGGTGCAACCGTATTCGATCACAGTGGTCAGTATCTCGCGTACCAACAGTCACTCAGGTATCATACCGGGTGTCCAGATCCCGCATACGAATTCTATACATATTCGTTCGCACTTAAACCGGAGGTCTATTACCCCACGGGACAACTTAATATGAGTCGTATTATTCATAAAAAACTGGATATAGAACTCGATACCATCCCCACGGCAACGTCGACTACGTCGACGGCGACTAATACACGTAACATTAACGTAGGTGTTTACGCACATAGTTACAATGTATTGCATATCGAGAGCGGGTTAGCGGGTTTAAAATTTTAACATCTAATAATAGAAATGGCGGGACGCGTCCAGCTCGCCACAACGGGTACCCAGGATGTTTTTTTTACAGAAAATCCTGAGTATACGCATTTTATAAAACAATTCAGGAAGCATACAAATTTTGCAATGTACGATGTAAAACATGACGTCAGTGGTGAAATTGCATATGGTAGTACCGTAAAGTGTACGATACCAGCCGGTTCTGGTGACTTGTTGAAGGGTGTACGAGTACACGTAGATTTACCCGCTTTGAACGCGTATCAGGGATACAATGAATCAATCGGACATGCGATTATAGAATATGTGAATTTAAGTATCGGAGGGCAGCTCGTACAACGCATTCCCCGCGATTGGTTACAGATATATAGTGAGCATTATATCACACAGACGAAGCAGACAGCTCTATCGAAACTCATCGGTAAGTATCCCGGGGAAGATTCTGGGACTACTGTGGGCAGGACATACGGCCCATCAGAACGTGTAAATCAAACACGTATTATAAATGAATATTTAGGAAAGGCGACGGCCTCGACAAGGTATATAGTGGACATTCCATTCTATTTCCATAACAACCCGGAACTGGCTTTACCTATATGTGCACTCACACAACAGGAGTGTGAAATTGAAATTAAATTGAGTGAAGTTACAGACTGCATTTACGGAGGGCATCTCGCTTTCACTGATTCGTATGACACTGGACCGAATTTTACGGTTACAGTTGTACAGGTTAACGGAGTCAATAAGTATCACATCGACGGTGTTGATAGACCGTCGCTCACACTGAAACGAGGGAGTACTTACACGTTCACGATCGGGAAAACTTTAAACCAGGCTCATCCATTTAAATTAGGTAGGTACGAAGATGGTCGCAACGGTGGAGTATTGTTGGGGCAATACACGACGGGAATTACCGTTTCCACTGTCGGTGATATTACCACGTACACGTTCGTAGTATCCGATGACAACGTTCTTAGCCAAACACGCGCACCGAGTGTCTTATATTATTATTGTGCAAGTCACCCTCTCATGGGTGGAGAGGTTTACATAGGTAATAGTAATCCATTAGATAAATCGAGTTTGAAAATTAACGACGTATCAGTCCACACGGAACTGGTCCAGCTCGACGAACCCGAGCGAGTTAAACTTCAATCTGGTAAGAATGAATATATTATCTCGCAGCTTCAACGTAATGTCTCTCAAATTCCAGTGTCAACCACACACGGGCGAGACAGGATAAAGTGTAGGCTCAACTTCACAAACCCCGTGAAAGAACTCTATTTCGTAATTGCGAGAAAAAGTAATAGTACGAGATCAGTCCACCCGTTCGATTACGATCATTCCTACTTTAACTACCCCCCTGGAATTACTGCAGAACATGTCGATGAAGATGGTTTTATCATCCTGAATATGCGGTATATAAACTACGAACACCTCGTCAGTTTAGAAATGACACTCGATAATGAAGTCGTTCTCGATAAAATTACAGGGAACGTTATAAACATGCGCGCCGTTCAGAGTGGTATTCACCATTCAAGAACGCAATTGTTCCGGAGATTTTACTCGTATAGTTTCGCACTTGAACCAGAACGGTGGTATCCAACGGGTCAGAAAAATTTCAGTATGATTAAAGATCAGAATATAAGTCTGATTTTGAACAATGATGTGACATATAAAAGAGAACTTAGAGTTTACGCACTTAGTAATAATATATTACGTATCCAGAATGGAGCCGGACGACTTATCTTCCCAAATGGCCCAATCGGCGATTGATATTATTACACCGGTGTTAGAAAGTGCAGTCGTGTTGTCAGGACACTACGCCAGGGCGTGTGGGCGTGACACTATTCTCGGGAAGGATATGGAATATTGTATGAAATACTGCGCTATGCATACAGTAGGTCAGCAAATTGGTACATATTTTCCCGATATTTACACTGACGAAGATTCGGAAGACGAGGATGAGATTGAGATTGATGATGAAGTAGACGAATCTGCATTTGAACCTTATTCAGGGGACGATGAACGGTTTACGAAAATAAACGAGGCGTATGACGCGTGGGATGGGTGGAACCCATCCAATCCGTCAGAAGCGATGATAAAAAATGCAATCGATAGTAATGGAAACATGTCCTGATTTGGAGGGATGGACAACGTCTGAGTATAAGGAATTTAAATATGGTGATAAAGAATCCAACTCCGATTCCGATGAAGACGAGGATGATCAGGGCAGCGGGGTTGTCAGAGGGTATAGCACCGGTAAATATAATAAAATTCTATTTATCGAAGAGTTGTTACCAGAATAAAATGTTTATATATTATAAAAATGTCCGCCGAACTTGCCACCGATACCCTCATCGCGATCTCCCGTGAACTCGAAACCCAGTCTCTCAACTCCGTTGTGGCTGGTTTCTCCTTCGCCGCCGCCCTGTCGTGGATGGATCTCGTCCGATGGACCATCCATCAGGTCGTCAAGGTCCAGAAGAACGGTGGTATGAACTACGCCCTTACGGCGCTTTTCACTACCCTCTTGTCGGTCATCGTATACATGGTGATCTCCCGCATCTCCAAGCGTGTCAAGAAGCCCGTCGCCCCCGTCTACGCGGTCACACGCTAATTCCCCGGGGTCTGGTAAATATTAAAAAAAATATTCCAGTCACGATTATCATGAATATATAGATAAATGCATTCCACCTATTCGGATCCTCAAACTCCGGTATGCGCATAGGTTCGGGAAGTGAAAAGTCCTTTTTCACGGTAGGTATGACCGATAGTTTATCTCGCGAACCCTCAATAGAAAGTTTAATAATATGGTTAGCGTTTCTAAAATCATACGGTATGAGCTGGTTATTACTACTATAAAAGAACTGAACTCGTAATTTTGATATACTCCCCTGTTTTCCTGTATCAAAATTATGTTCCACGATATCATCCTTTCCCGAATAATTAATCACATCACCGCACATCAGTATACGACCAGTGTAGAAAGGTGTATCAGAATAGACGGTTTTGTTAAACTCTTCCGCACCACTACTTATTTTGATAACAAGTGCATCCGGACCCTGTAAGTTTATTGTACCTGTCGTAAGCGTCGTACTAGTCGTTGCGATGTTACTTGGTGGAAGACCTAATATATCGTGAGGGGTTGTATACCCACTGGTACTATTCGCATAGCCGTTCGTACCACCATAAAAATCAAACCGTAAATCATCACTCGCAGCGTCGAATGTGAGTGTGTTATTGTCAGAGTTATACGTGGTGGTTACAGTTTCACCGACCGCCGCTGTAAGTTTTGTCTGAAGCTCAGCTGCGAGTGTAGTGCCTTTATAGTTTCCATTAGCCAGTGTTACAGTGTTTGTCGTGGAATCTGTCGTATTTGTTACGGTGAATGTATTGTTACGATCGTTAATTAACAACTGACTCGCGTGAATTCGGGCAGACGCGATGGAAATTTTATTAACATCGTAAATAGGGTTTTTAAGTTCAATCACGTAATCAGCTGGGTTTGGGTATATAGTAGGATCTCTTTCACTACTATCTATGTCTAACGTGTATACGCTCATTAAAATAGAGGGATACTTTTTTAATGGGTGTTGTTACTCGACTGTTTTTTATTTACATCATCTGCTGAGCTATAGGGTTCTGTTGAAGCTGTTGTTTCGCAACGCCCAAACTTTCGTCTGTCGCGTAAGGGTTAGAATTACCCTTGTATGCGTTGAATTTATAGTACTTGTTGTTGTTATACTGCTGCGTCCAACCACCACTCACGGGGCCGACTCGCCCATCTACGCGTGTAGTATCCGCGCGCACGACAGTCGGCATACCACCTTGGTTGAGAGGACCCGCGCGAACGTTCATGCGACCGGCGTTACCATTACGGTTCGCCTTACCACGGCGATCATCGGGTCGGAACCCGTATTTAGATAATTCTTCTACTGTATGCCCCGTTCCGTACGTACGCGCCTCGCCTATCTTTGTTGCGGGGGACGAAAGGTATCCGTGTGAGAATGTAGAAACACCTGGTGCAAGTTGGTTGTTATATCTATACTGTTCGCTATTTCCATCCTTCTTGTTTCGTGTGGGATCTTGTGCCATTTTCATACCAGCTACCACACTCTTAGCACCCGAAAACCCAAGACCATCATCACGTGACCCAGTCTGCGACCGATTTGTTAAACGCTTGCCGTTTACGTGTTCACCGCGAACAACATGCCCATCAAAACCTTGAGACCTACCACCGGCGACTGGACGACGATCGGGGAGAAATGCAGTCTTTTCTGGACGGTTATTGGCAATGTCGCCCATCTTCCCACGACGTCCACCAAACACGTCTCGCGCTGGACCACTCCGACCAGGTAATGTTGTGAGACGGTGCGCGCCGACATTTTCGGGGTTGACACGTACAATTTGCTGAAACCCACCGGCAGCTGCTACATCAGGGCCAACCGCGATACCCGGACCAACATATTGTTTTTCGATGGGTGATATGTTATTCATGCGACCATTGTCAAACATGCGATTGCGCATCTCAAGTACTTCAGTACCAGATGAACGTGTTTGTGGTACGATATCAGCGAAATTTTCTCTTTCCATTTTTCGTTCCGGAAGATTGTCGAGACCAATCGGTCGGGGGGCGGCTATGTTGGGCATTTCCGCCTGAATTATAATAGGTCCTTCTGTGGGTTTAGATACAACCTGGTATAATTCCGGTTTAGGATCGCTTAATTTTTTTCCTATGTAGGCTAATCCTGCGATAGCTATAATTGAAACAGGGTCTGCCATTCTTAATTGTTATAAATATTTTTATTGACTGGGATATCTCGTCGTGAACATTTGATTTTGTGTATCGGCGCGTGTACTTTCGGGTTCATGTGTCATCGTCCGGAGTGGAAGTTTACACTTCATGTCTTGGAGAGGGAATAGACCCCGTTCGTACGTTTTCGCGAGGATTTTATTAAATTGACTTGTGGACTGCGGTCTTAACTGATCACTGGTCTCAATGTATTGAGCGGGGGAGCCCTTACCAGCCATGTAAGGAGCTGTCCCGTACAACATCGTGTTAGGGCGACCCGAACTGTAATTAAGAGTGCTGGGCTGGGGATAAACAAATACCTCTTCATTCGCACATACGGGTGGTCGAGCGGGATTTTCAACTAAATTCATACCAGGTTGGAGTTGGTACGCCATTTACTATTACATGAGAATATTTATCTATCTAAGCCGGGCCGTTTCCACCACCGAACATACCACTCCTCATATCTCCACTCGAATCTAAACCGGCGAACGCTTCTAATTGTGCGCCACGTGCATTGGGATCACATGAACGACTGTCACTTCTACAAATTGAACTATTCTTCTCACCATACAACCACTCGGCAAATTGGGTTTGGTCACCAGGGATGTTTGTCACTGGACCCGAAACAAATTGCCGGGCATACGCATTACGCTGAAACTCGGGCATCGGGGATCGAGATTTCTGGGGACCGTATGGAATAGTACCGGATAACATTCGGTTAACATCCTTTCGGACTGTTGGATAATCACACGCTGACGGACGATCGGGGCGATCATTGAAATCCGACATCAATACATTAGCCATTGGGTTATCATACGTAGGTAATTGACACCCTGATTCATATCCTTCCTTTACAGCCGTGGGGCGAGCCTGCCCCTCTTTTATCATGTTGTTCATTTCCATAACATACAACACTCCTAAACATGTAGATCCTAAAATGAAAACGCGTACATCACGCCTGATAAGATACAAGATACACGTAGCGTAAATAATAAAACGAGCTGTGGCGTTTACTCGTTCCGCTGATGTATGAATTTTAGTTGGCCAAAATTCAATTACCTTATCAGCTCTGACAATTTGTTTGGGATCTTCAAACAGTGATACCATTTATATTATATAGGTTTATTTTTTCATCATGCCACCGAGAAGACCCTGCATGGACTTCATGAGCTGAGCTTCATCGATTTCCATACCACCATCCTCGTTTTGCATCTTATCGGCACACTGCTTTGCGACCGTTTCAATCATACTGAGTGTTTCAGCTGGGATAGCCGTGATCGTCGTACCCAGCATGTAGAGGGTTTGAATGTATTGCCAGATGGCATTGCGCGTACCTTCTGAGGCTTTCGGCCAGCATCGAGCCAAGTTAATATCCTTTAGAAAATCGATGGTACCAGCTTGCTCGAGAAAAAATGATTCATCTTTTGCGTTAATCTTATCCGCGTGGGGTGAGATGTTCGCCATGAACCCTTCTACGATAATCCTTCCATTAGTGCTTCGCATGAGTTCGAATGCAGCCATGTATTTTTTTAATCCTTTTTCTTCTGGAAATGCCGAATGTAATTCCGTAAGAAATTGTCCCATCATGTCATTGAACGCAGTGATGGAAGTCATTATATATAATACATGAGATAAATCTTTAAGTTGGTCAGAACGGGTCAGTTGAAATGGTTTCACGTTTACCTATTCCATTTGATACGATGAAATATACTAATATACCCACTAATGCAGCAGGTTTTGCGTAGGCGCTAGTTGAAAGTGTTCCTTCGTCGTTAAGACGGGCTTTGCCGTGTACGTACATGGCGGTTAATCCGGCGGCTATTATTGCAGCCGAAGCGGGCTCTCTGAGGTACTCGTCCATATTTAATAGCCAAGTTTTTTAGTTCGCGTTTCAGCGGCATCCGAAAACAAGTCTTCACCTTCATCTACATCCTGGGGATCGATGCGTTGTTGGTTCATAGGCTTTGAAGTAATCGTTCTAAACTCGTTCTGAAACGGAGTTGAAGGTTCTTCAATTTCATGTTCCATTGGTTCACCCTGGGGTTCTTGTGTATCATCCATTACACCACCCGCTTGTGGCATTTCTTCTTCACCCATAGGAGGTATTCCGTCATCTAATTGTGATTGTGGTTGACCTTCGAGACCATTTTGATCATATTCGTCGACTTCGTCAATTTCGTCGTGCTGCATGTCAGCATCCTCACCTTCGATATAGTCTTCAGCGCCTGCAGACATATACGTTTGCAAAATCTGCTGAACAGGTATCAATTCCTTCACTGTATTTTCAACGCAGATGGCAAACCTGTCATACAAGGCGTCGTTTCTGTCATGCTCGGATTGATTTTCGGCAAACACGTATGGATTTTTGTATAAATCTTTCGCAGCATTCTTGTAACACGTGTGAATAAATACTTCATTCGTTGGTAATTTAATAGCCATTTTCTTGGAATCCTTGCTCAATCGAACAGCCGATAATATTTTCACGGAACTCACAAACACGGCCGCCACTAAATCCTTGAACCACGCACATCTATCTGCGATGTTGTCCGTGTGCTGCTTTGCCATTGTTTCACTCCACTCCGGTACGTCTTTCAATAATTTTTGAAACATTAAAAGAACTTTACGATTCTTGGACAATGTATGCGCTTCTTGGTACATTGCATCAAATACGTCGATCATTACCGGGCATATGAGAATAGAGAGTTGTTCCATGTATTCGCGTTTAGCTTCAACCAAAATGTTCAGGTTGTCCATTATGAGTATACGGACTTTTATTATCAGTTGTTTTCCGCATTCCTCCTGTAACGGTTAGCAGCCTTCTTTAAATTTATAAGTGTTGGAAACTCATCTATAGAATCAATTCCATTTTCACTCGTCCTGTTATTCTTTTTCACTTTCCATGTTATTCGGATTTCGAAGTGTCCCATTACATCAACATCAAAACCGGCATTTTCTAATTGCCGTTTGATATAATTGGTCGCCTGTAGCCTATCATACGCTATATACCCCATGAGAAAAGAAGGAATTTCTGTATCCACATATTTACGCCCAGTTTCAACCGCGCGTCGCACTTTACGTGTAATCTGTTTGTACAGCTCTACGTACGTTTCCTTTTTCATACGATTTCGTTTATTGACAATTTGTGAAATCTCTTCCACGTTTATCATTAATAGTACTTGGACTAAATTTTTATTAAATCTAACTCACCCTGTTGAATGGTATCATACTCTATATATTCTGACCCTTCAATCACACTTTCAAACGGTGTCTTATTACTCGGCGGTTTTATATCCATAGGTTGTGATTGCACACCTATAACTCGTACATCCCCTGACACGGAAATAATGTTAGACGTGACGGAAAATCCAAACGGGAACCCACCCATTTTTACACACATGAACATACATTGATATAGCACGTGGTTCTTGTTCTTGTGTTTATACTGCCGGATACCCGTCGTTTCAATTATATAATTAGGTAACCCCGTCTTTTCTCGTATATATTCACTCGTCACGTGAACCAATTTGGATATAATATCACTATTAACCTCGAGTGTCCGCACTTCCCTATATTCATTCATGTTAGGTGCGGGGTCGTTTATTAGTACCTGGTGAATTGATTTCTGTGCACCTTTGGTAACAAAAGTTTCTTTCCTGGTGTCTATTAGAAGTAATACCAATACAAATAACAGTAGTAGGTTGTACATTAATATATAGTACAAAAAAAGTGCGTTATCAATCATATTTTTTTTGATAAATTACATTAGATGTCCCTTCTGGTCTTCAGCCCAAAATGCAAACATAGCGTAGAAGTCCTCGAGTTTATCCAGAAACATAAGGAGTTACAGCAAATCGTCCAATACCATAATGTCACCGTTTCCGGAATACCCCCCGAGTACAGGACAAAAATCACACGTGTACCGACCATGTTAACAAAAAATGGAAAGATTTTAGTGGGACGTGAAATACATAATTGGTTGGAATCGCTCCTACCAGTACAAGAGCTGGAAACGTGCGACTTTGGCTCTATTTTTTCATCAACCCTAGATGGTGAACCGAGTAGTGATATGTTTGGTTTGGATGATTACGGTAAATCACTCCAACCGGCGATGACACGTGAATTAGAAGATAAAATAAGTCGCAAGGTTGAAGATGAGCCTTATAGTGATATAAAGAAATAATACGCGAGTAATCGAGTATGAAACTGGTGACCGTACAAGCCGCGGCCATCAAATCTACATTTGAAGTGTTGAAGGATATATTAAATGACGTCAACCTATACTTTAAACCAGATGGGGTATATATCGTAACACTTGATACGGCTAGAACATCTTTGATTGACATGTATCTCCCATCTGAAAATTTTGAAGAATATACATGCGAAGTAGCTGTCGACTGTGGTATTAACATGACTAACATGTACAAACTTCTCAAAACTATCACTGTCAATGACGTTCTCGTGATGTCAGTCGATTCGAAAGAATTCATGAATATTGAAATCCATAGCGAACAAAAGAAAACATCAACAAAGTTTGCATTAAAATTACTCGATATTAATGAAAATCAAATCGAGGTTCCTGAAATGCACATGACTATAAACACACCTATACCATCGGTGGATTTTCAGAGAATTTGTAGGGACATGTCTAATATTGGTGATGAGATTGAAATCTCGAGAAGTGGTAAGGTATTACGGTTACTGTGCAGGGGTGACTTCGCTGACCAGGAAACGGAAATTCAATGCGTTGATGATTGCCCGACCATGTCAGGTGCATATTCGCTCAGATACATGAACATTTTTACAAAGGCGACTAGTATGTGTTCTACAGTACAAATTATGCAAGAAGATCAGAACCGTTTTCTCATTTTGAAGTATAACGTCGCAAACTTAGGAGACTTGAAATTCTACCTATCAACTAAGGTAGTTGAAGATCAGTAAGATACCCGGTCGCCGTATCAACAGTTTTCATCATACCAAAACAATTTTTAATTTTAATTTTAGGATACATCGTCGCCATAAAACTCTCATCATAATAAAACATATCACTTATCTTCATCTTTTCACCGTAAAAATCTGAATACGGACCGGAATACCGTCTGATTTTTTCGAGAATATCCTTTACAGGCTTATCACCCGTATCTAACAACTGCGCACTCGATAAAGGTATATGGAAACTCATGGTTTTCATTTTTTTGGGTGGCCATGTATAGTCAGTCTTAGACGTTAGAAATTTATAGATTTTATTATTGTACCAAAATTTAACTCGTATGATAAGCTTATTCACGGCATCTGGTGGTGACGGAATTATCTCATTCATACCCACACGTGCAAGATATGTTGATGTACTCAGTTCAATTTGTTCATGTTCACATAACCAAAAAGCATCACTCGTTTCATATTCTTTCGTGTGATCAACGTAATATTCCACATACCTATCAACGATCGTGAAATCATGTTTACTGAATAAAAAGTTCATAACGTTTTTAAACGTGTAGATTGTGTTAATTAAAAGCGAGCGGAGTAGTTTAATCATTGATATACATGGAAGGTAATTTTTTAAGCCGGTATAATAACCGAGTGGATGAATGGATATCAAAAATAGATGACGATCCATGTAATAAGAATGCATATCAAAGCGAGTTATCGGATTATATAGCCAAGTGTATGCCGTACATTCAACAATATATGACAGAAGATACGAATATTGAAGTTAGCACCGATAACGCATTTAATTGTAAGGTAACCACCGGACTACAAAAAAAGGATATATACACGGATTACCTGATTGATGTAGAGAAGAAATCGTTACCACGCGTGACGGAACGCGTGGTAACTGACATATGCCACAATTGCCCGGGTAGTAATGTCGTATATTACCACAATACGAGTGATTTGGTATGTGACTCTTGTGGTATGATCATAGACGTTCTGATAAGTCAGGAACTTACATATAGGGAAGAGCAGGAGACTTCAGAGAAAGTTATAAATTATTCATATAAACGAGATAATCATTTCAATGAATGGTTATCACAGTTCCAGGCACAAGAAATGACAACGATACCCAAAGAAGTCATCGAACAATTGCGAAATGAGTTCAAAAAGATTAAGATCAAGAATTTGAATGAGATCACACACGCTAAAGTGAGGGGGTTATTAAAAAAACTGAAACTTAATAAATATTATGAACACGTACCTTATATTTCGAATATTTTGAGTGGAATAAAACCACCTAAAATGC